AACCCGTTAAAAGAATTTATGCAGGACCTGGCCCGCAACGATTTCAGCCTCAAGGCGACCTTGCGCGAGGTCGTCATCAAAGACAAGGCACTCAAGGACAGAGTCGAGTGGGTAGGCGGCAGCGCCACCCATGCCGGTATTTCAGTCACCGGCGCTTCAGCCATGCGCTACTCCGCGGTTTTCGCCTGCGTGCATTGTATCTCGTGGGACGAGGCTGCCCTGCCTCTCCCAACTTATGAAAAGATGGAGCGCGGCAAGCGCCTGGCCCCTGAGCATTACGCCTATAAGATGCTCCACGATGAACCCAACCCGGAGCAAACCGCCTTCCAGTTCCGTTCATCCCGCATGGTTCAGGCCCTGGTCCATGGGAACGGATACGCCGAAATTGAATTCGCCCGCGGTTACCCTTCCGCCCTATGGCCCATACCATATGATCGCTGCCAGCCGATGCGCACCAACGATGCTGCTCACGAGCTGTTCTACCGGGTGATGCTTCCCGACGGAACCACAAAGGATCTTCCGCCCTACCGCATACTCCATCTGGCGGGCCTGAGCATGGATGGTGACGTCGGAATGTCGGTGATCCGACAATCCCGGGAAGGGATCGGGCTGGGGATGGCAGCCGAGCAATTCGGCGCCAGATTCTACGGGCAAGGCGCCAATGTCAGCCTGGTGGCCATGCACCCGGGGACTCTCTCCCTGGAAGCCAGCAATAACCTACAGGCGAGATTGAGCAATGATGCCGAGGGGTTGGGGCGCTCTCACCGTATTCTCCTTCTTGAAGAAGACATGAAGGTCGAGAAGATGTCCATCAACCCCCAGGACGCGCAGTTCCTTGAGCTGCGCCAGTTCCAGATCGAGGACCTCGCTCGCATGTTCCGCGTGCCTCCCCATAAAATCGGCCACCTGCTCCGCGCCACCTTCTCCAACATTGAAGAGCAGAACATCGAATATTACACCGGCACGCAGCTCCCCTGGCTGGTCAACTGGGAGCAGGAGATCAAACGCAAACTCTTTACGCCCTGGAGCGGCGACCGTTATTTCGCCGAGCATAACGCGGACGGCCTCCTGAGGGGAAATACCGCGCAGCGCTACCTCGCTTATAACACCGCCCACAACGGCGGCTGGCTGTCAGTCAACGAGATCCGTGAGAAAGAAAACATGAACCCCATCGAGGGCGGCGATATCTACCTCCAGCCGCTGAACATGGGACAGGTCGGAGACAAGCCGGCGGACACCAGTACCAATGCTGGAGATACCGGCAACAAGACTGGGGATACTTCCGTTGACGACCTCAAGCAGCAGGTCCTGCAGTTCGTTCTGGACAATATCGCCGACCGGGAAGTGCAGAATCTTGCCCGCGCCATCAAGAAATATGCCGGGCAACCCGAGGCCTTCGACCGCTGGGTGGAGGATTGTTACCGTGACTTCGGAACTTTCATCTCGGACCAGTTCCATGCGGTAGGCCAGGAACCGCCTGCCGGTTTCATCACGCAATATTCGACCGATTCGCGCGCCCTTATCTCGAGCAATACCCATAATCCCGAACTAGCCGCGCGCTGGCGCTCAGTGCGGCAGCCGCTCGCCCTGGCTCAAATCTCGAAAAAATAAGGAGTCTCGCATGAACGAATACCGCAACAACCTGCATGGTCAAAAAGAGGTGCGCACCCTGGACCTCCCGGAGCTGCGCATCGTCCAGGAAGACGGCAAGCCTAAACTGCGAGGCTATGCCGCCGTATTCAACAAGAAGAGCGAACTGCTCTACGGTTTCTTCCGCGAGACGCTCGCCCCCGGCGCTTTCACGGAAGTCATCAAGACAGATGACGTGCGGGCGCTCCAGAACCACGACGCCAATTATGTGCTGGGGAGGAACAAGTCCGGCACCCTGACGCTCGAGGAAGACGCCAAGGGTTTGGCCTATATCATTGATCCTCCGGACACCCAGTTCGCCCGCGACCTGCAGATATCCATCAACCGCGGCGACATCAACCAGTGCAGTTTTTCTTTCGAGGTCGCCGACGGTGGTGATGAATGGAACGACAAGGAAACCGAGCGGCTGGTAAAGAAGGTCGGCCGCCTGTATGACGTCTCTATCGTGACCTACCCCGCATATCCCCAGACCTCCGCCAAGGTCCGCTGCGCCATGACTGAAGCCGGGCTCGACTGCAAGAGCCTGGGGGAGGTCCTCGCCCGCCGCGGCGCACTTACCCCGCAGGATATGGATATCGTCAATAAAGCTATCGAAGCCTTGAGAAACTATCTGCCTAAAGAGGGGCCGGTTCCGCTGGGCGCTCCCGCTGTGGGGCGCGCAGCCGAAGTGGATATCCTTAAACGGCGGCTGGCCATCCTGGCTCTGGGATAAACCACAAAAATAAAACAAAGGAGAAAACATTGAAAAATCTGGAAGCCGTTAAAGCCAAGAGGAGCGAACTCCTCAACAAGGCCAAAGCCGTGCTCGACACCGCATCGGGAGCGAGCCGCAATCTAACCGATCTCGAGAAGACGGATTACGACAAGACCGTCGAAGAGGTACGCGGCCTGGACGAGATGCTCGGGCGCGAAGAGACCATCCAGAAGCTCAGCATGAGCAGCGGCACCCCTGTCGACAGCCGCGACGCGCCTAAGGGAAGCGCCAAGGAAAAACGCGCTGTCTTCTTCAAGTATGTCCGCGGCGGCAATAATGCGCTCAACTCTGAGGAGCGCGCGCTGGTTGAGGATGCCGCGGGCCTCACCATGGTTCCCGAAGATCTGGACGCTGAAATCTACCGCGAACTGCCCCTGCTCAATCCGCTCCGCCAGATGATGAACGTGCGCCAGACTTCTCGCGACAAGGTTGCGCGCCGCAGCATCACCGAGGCCTCGATGGCTTGGGGCAAACTGGAACTGGGCGCCACTCCTCCCCAGACGGGCCTTGTTCCGTCTAAAAACTGGATATATGTCGAGGACCTTACCGGCCTCATAAAGATCGGCAAGGACGAGCTGATGGATTCCGATGACATCCTGGCCGGCATCATCGCAGATTCCTTCGCGCAGGCTCGCGCCAAGATGGAACAGGCCGCCTTCATCGTCGGCCGCGGCCACGACTACCAGGAACCCGACGGCATCACCCTGGATCCGACCATCATCTCGACTTACACCGACCTGGACACCCCCGACACCATCGTCCCCGACGACGTCATCGACCTGGAATACAAACTGCCGGCCAATTACAAGATTGGGGCTGCCTTCATGTGGCATCCTTCCACGGAAGGTATGCTGCGCAAGGTGAAAGCCACGGCCAACTATCTCTGGACCAACCCCACCGGTATCACGGGTCCCCCTCCCAAAACGTTCGATGGCTACGCCGTGACCAACTCCGATTCCATGGTAGTTCCCGCCTCCACCAATACCGACCGCGCGATCGTCGCCCTCTTCGGCAACTTCAAGGCCGGTTACACCATCGTCGACCGCATGGGGCTCAGTATCCAGAGGCTGGACGAGCTCTACGCCGAGGAAGGTATGATCGGATTCCTCGCCCACTTCCGCGTCGGCGGCGGCGTGGTTCGCCCCAACGCCTTCCGCGCTCTCGATAACAACACCTAACCCCTCCCGGGAATAAAACAAAAGGAGCTATGAAAAATGGCCGGAGTTAAAGCAAGGGTTTACATCCCCGGAGTAGGGGAAAGCGATATCCAGATGGGCGGCGGTACGCCCTACCAGGCCGACGACCTCCAGAAATATCCGCTGGGCACCATGCTGCGCATGGGCGGGCGCACCTATGCGTACGCCAAATCCAGCGGCACCCAGATACCGGACGTCGGTTCGCAGGTCGGTGATTGCCAGCAGGTGCCCAACTGTGCCGTGCAGGCCAATTATGCCGCCGGCGTAAGCGTCATCACCATCACCGCGGCCGCCACCGCCGGCAAGGCCCATAACGGCGTCATCGCCGCGGACGAGCTGGTCGGCGGCTACGTCGTGGTCTTCCCCGCCTCCACCAACCATGCCTTCATCCGCCAGATCATCGCCAACAGCGTCTGCATCATCAGCCAGGCGAACACGCTCAGCCTCACGCTGGATTCGCCCACGCCGTTGGCCATCACCACCGCTGCCACCGCCGAGTGCATGGGCAGCCCGTACCTCGACGTCATCACGGCCGCCAGCCAGATCAAACCCGTCATCGGCGTGCCCACCGTGGCCGCCACCGACGGCCAGTTCTTCTGGCTGCAGACCTGGGGTCCCTGCTGGTGCGCTCCCGCCGCCGACGTCGGCACCGGCAACGATAACGCCAAGGTTCTGTTCGTCGCCAACGGATCGCTGGCCAAGGCGACCACCGGCATCATCACCGACCAGCCGGCCGGATTCGTTCTCTCCCAGGTCTACGGCGGAGGCCAGGGCGCCCCGTTCTTCATGCTGCAGATCACGCCCTAGGGGAAGAATATGACCACGCTCGCAGAACTGGCAAAGAAAGGTCACTTCCCTTTCGGCGAACCTACCAAGAAAGCCGCCGAATCCACGGAGTCCGCGGAAGCATCGGCTCCAAAGAAAAAGGATAAAAATACTAAGGCTCCCGACTCCGATCAATAACCAGGCTCCTCGCCGGGGTCCCGACAGCGGGGCCCCGGACCCTTTCTCCAAGGTTCCGCACATTGAAACCGCTGTCATCCATCCCCCCGAAAACGAAATGCTCATCCGGAAACCCATCTCAAGAGAGGTGAAACATGGCGTTAAAAACCATCACTCCGCCGACCGCCGAACCCGTCACGGTCCAGGAAGCCAAACTCCACCTCCGGGTTGACAGCAACGAAGAAGAAGCCTACATAGCCTCTCTCATCCAGACAGCCCGTGAGCATATCGAGACCGCCATATTGCACAGGTCGCTGGTTACTCGGACTCTTGAATACGTCATCAGCCGGTTTCCATGCGGCGCCGGATCCATCCAGCTCCCGATGCCGCCGCTCCTCACCATCACCAGCGTCATCTACACCGATTCGGTGAATGTGGAGCACACGATAACTGCCGCCGCCTATTGCGTAAACGCGGATGCCAGCCCCGGGATCATCCTTCCCGCTTATGGGACAGCTTGGCCCGCAGATACGCTGGCGCCATCAGGTGCCGTGCATATCCGATATACCGCCGGTTACGGCCTGCCGGCCGTCGTTCCGCAGTCGTTCAAGAGCGCCATCAAACTCCTGGTAGGGCACCTTTACGCCAACCGCGAGCTGATGGTGTCTACGAATCTCCAGAATATGCCGCTCGCTATAGATTCCCTCTGTGCGGACCGCTGTTATATGAAGACGGAGGACTGATGGACGCCGGAAAACTCCGTCATCGCGTCACAATTCAAGCCCCTACGACGGGCACTGACGGGGCCGGGGGCGTTACCCATACGTGGGCAACCTTCGCCACCGTTTGGGGCTGGATTGAGCCCCTGTCGGCCCGCAGGCTATTCCAGGCCCAGCAGGCCAACTCGGAAACTACCGGCATCATCCATATCCGGTACGTCGCGGGGCTTCTGCCAACCATGCGCGTCAAATACGGGCTCCGGACCTTCGAAATCATCTCCATCATTCCGGATGAAAAGAAAATAGAGATCCAGATTCTCTACAAAGAAAAGCTGGACTGATGGCCGATGAGATCAGCATCGAAATCACCGGGACCGCCGAGCTGATAAAACAGATCGACGATATGTCCAAGTCGGTGGACCCGGAGAAAGTCGAGCCCGTCCTCATGGATGCGGGCAAGATCGTCTATGACGAGATCGAGCCCCGCGTCCCCATCGGCCCCACCGGCCACCTTCACAAGGCGCTCATCATCAAGAAGCTCACCCGCCGCGGCAGGGACATCCCCGCGCCGGTGCTCGTGGGTATGGACCGCAAGAAAGCGCCCCACGCCTGGCTCGTCGAATTCGGTTCTCCCGGCCGCTATGCCAAGAAGGGCAAACACCCCGGGAAATACTCCGGACCCATGCCGGCCAATCCCTTCATGCGCACGGGCTGGGACGCCTCGAAAGACCGGGCCTACTACTTCATCCGCGACGGCATCCGGAGGATCCTCGAGGCAGGAGCTAAGCAATGAGTTTCGAAGCATCTCTCAAAACGTGGCTCCCTGCCGCCTGCCCCTCGGTAAGCGGCCGCATCTCGGCCAATGCCGCTTCGCAGGATGTTAAAACGCCGTATCTCGTCTACCAGCGCATCAGCTCGCCCCGCGGTTACACCCACGACGGGCCCGACGGGTCGGTTGAAGCCCGGTTCCAGTTCTCCTTCTGCTCCGAAATACTCGCGGGCGCCATCGCAGCGGCCGAAGAACTCCGGCTCGTCTTGAGCGGGTTCAAAGGAACGCTGGGTACCCACGAGGTTGGGCACGCCTTCATCGATAACGAGGTCGATCTATACGACCCCGACACAGAAATACATCAGGTAATAGTCGATTACCTGATAGGTTACATCGAATAAATCAGGAGGTTTAAGCAATGACAACGGGAAAGAAATTCGCTTCAGGCACGACTATCAGCCGCGCCGGCGTCGTCATTGCCGAACTCGTCGATATCTCATGCCCTGGCATCACCCTCAAGACCATTGATGCCGGCAACCATCAGTCGACGGGCGGCTTTGACGAATCCATCGGCGGCGTACTCAGCGGCGGCGACGTCACCATCAAGGGCAACTGGATCCCGGGCGACACCAACGGCCAGGTCGCCCTTATAACGGACTGCACCGCGCGCACCCTCCAGACTTTCGTCATCACCTCGTCTGACGGGAGCTGGACCTGGACATTTACCGCACTGGTCACCAAGGCTCCGTCCATCACCGCGCCCCATGACGCCGGATACGACTTCGACGCCACTGTCCATATCTCCGGGGTTCCCGCGCTCGGCATCACGGCCGCCCCCAACCTGTCAGCCCTGGTGCTCACCACCGCGACGCTGGTCCCGACCTTCGCAGCCGGAACATACACCTACGTCGCCACCACCACCGGCACTTCCTACACGGTCACACCCACCTGCGCCACGGCCGACAGCATCACCGTCAACGGCAACGTGGTCGCTACCGGCGTTCCTTCCAGCGCCATCCCCACGGCCTCGGTCGGCACCTATGCCCTCTCGGTGGTCGTCATCAAGGCTGGATACGTCAGCAAGACGTATACCATCACCGTCGCCAAGACGGCCTAGATCAACTCCGGATTTCCTGAGAAATGTGAGGGGCGGCGAAGAACCGCCCCTCACCCCTTTCAAGGAGAATGCATGGGCCCAACCCTTCCCGTAGCTATAACCCTCGACAGGCCGCGCCTGCTGAGGTTCGATTTGAAAGCCGTCGCCGCCTTCGAATGCGCCGCCGGCAGGAATATACGCGAGGTCAATTTCTCCAAACTCGCGGATGATGAATTTATCCCGCTGCTCTGGGCATGCCTGCTCTATGACGACCCGGGGCTGACGATGGACGGTCTGGGAAAGATAATCCATTACCCTGGATTTCAGATCTCGAAGCTGGCCCTCCTCGATGCGGTTTTTTCTTCCTTCCCCAAACTGGATAAAACAGAAAAACAGGCGGAAGAAGGCGAAGATGAACCGGTGCGCGAACCTATCGACTGGCTCGCCATGTGGGCCATCGCCCGCTATGACTTCCAGCTTTCGGATGACGATTTCTGGAAACTGACCTTCGCGGAATATGACGCCCTGATGCGCCGCCGCAATCTCGACCGGGAATGGCAGGATTTCCACGCCGGGCTGATCTGCTCGGTCCTCGCCAATGTCAATCGTAATCCGCAAACCAAACCCGAACCGTTCACCCCGCAGGATTTTATGACGCAGCGCCGGCACCAAGTCCGCAGGATCGAACCGGATACCATGTTCGCCACCATCCGGGCGTTGAACGCCAGGTACGGCGGCGAGGAGACCGAGAATGGCTGACACCCTCAAAGAACTGGCCGTCGTGCTGAAAGCCAATACCGTCGATTTCCATGACAAGATGGCCGCGGTCAACAAGCAGCTTAAAACCGAAGAGAAAGAGTTTAAGTCTTCCTTCGGCGTCATCGCCAAGAATATGAAGGACCTCGGGGTCGGCGCGACCGTTATGGGCGCCGCCATCCTTGCCGGCATCGGTACGGGCATTAAGGCATATGCCGAACTGGGCGACCAGCTGGTTGACACCTCTGCCAAGACGGGCATCGGCGTGGAGCGTCTTTCAGAATACAAATACGAGGCGGAGATAACCGGATCTTCGCTCGATGCCCTCACCAATAACATCAAGTTCATGCAGAACAACCTCGTTTCCGCTT